ACACCTCGGCAATCTTGCTGGATATCTCCAAGCTCGATCCCGCTTACCTTAATGTCAAGGTTAGTGGTACGGTCACAACCAAAACAGCCTCTTAACCTAAGGAGGTGAGCGCATGAACGCCGCTGTGATCAACGCCGCCGTCAGGCGCAAGCTCAACGTCACGTGGTCGGACAACGACACTGACGCACGCATCGCCGACGTCATCGCCAAGTCCGAAGCGACCATGCGCCGCCTCTGCGACTGCCCGGGAGATGCTACGACGTGGGACGATGAGGACGTAGGTCTTTTGCTCGATGCCTGTCTCTATGAATTTTCCAACGCGGCCGATGATTTCCGTGTGAATTACGCGGACGCCGTCCAGGCGTGCCGGATGAAGCACGAAGTCACAGATGACGCTTCGGTGACCTCCGATGCTTAAAATATCTATGGATATCTACAATGACGGGGTAGTCTCGATCATGGAGACTACCTCGGATCGCTTTACTGTGGGACTCGACCCGTCCAAAACAGACGGCCTTACTGTCGTGCGCACCATGGGCTACTGCCAGATGAGCCGGCAGGAGACGGACGTCAAGCTCGCAGATGATGAGGGCTTTGAACTCACCGCCAAACTTAAGGTGCGGCATGTCGGTGATGTGACCCCCGAGATGTTCTGCTTGCTCGGATCTAGGCTCTGTGAGATCGGGCACGTGGATGACGACCGCGTCCACGACTATTTGTATCTGTCAGAAATCAAGACCGACGGCACCGTGCAGCTCCTTGCCAAGACGACAAAAGTAGATGATTACGGCATCGAGTCCTCTACATGGGATGGCCCGACGGTATACGTCAGGCAGGCGACCAAACAACTTACGAGTCGTTTTGACGCGCTTGCCCAGACGCTCAACCCGTCAATGACGCTGGTAGTACGCGCCTGCGACTATGACAATCAACCGAAAGTTTTGCGTGCAAATGTCACCTATAGCGTCACGTCAACTTCGAGTGACGGCAGGTGGATACGTCTTGCCTGCGAAAGGGGGACGACATGAGTACGGCGGAGCATGAGGACTCCATCTCTATAAGCCCCGATCAGCTCGCCTACGAAATCGACAACGCGGTAAAAAAGAGAATCGAGATAATTGGCCAGGCCTCTGAGGAAGATGTCGAGTCCACGGCTAAAGATGTCGTCGCAGACCTCAAGGAGACGTCACCGAAGCTCACAGGAAAGTACGCAAAAGGGTGGACGTACGATATGCACACCGCGGCGGACAGTAGCCCGTACGCCGTCGTGCATAACAAGGCGAAGCCCGGACTTACCCACCTGCTCGAGCACGGCCACGGTGGCCCCGCCCCTGCCAAAGCTCACCCGCATATAGAGGCGGCATACGAGCGTGGGGCGTCAGAATTTGAGGGGAAGGTGAAAGGATGAGCGCGCCCGCTACGGTCTCCGATCTTGTCGCTGCCATAAAATCGACTGGCCTTGCGTTCCGCTACGGATATTTTGGGAGCGGCCCGGGAGACGCCACTGACACACACCCGATGCCGCGCATCACCTATCGCTTTAAGCTTACGCCAGGCGCGGATTACGCCGCAGGCAAGGCGTGGCATAGGACGGCCCGTTATGACGTCGAGCTTGAGGAGCCTGCCAAAAGCTTTGACACCGAAAAGCTGGTGTCTGATGCCCTCGATTCTGCGGGGGTTCCATGGGACCGCTACGAGTACACGCAGGATGGCACGACCGAGGGCTCCCACTGGTTGCAGGTCATCTGGGAGGTCACCGTCACCGAGGACTAGACAACCACAAGACAGACCGACAACGGCCCCGCAAGGGGCCCTTTTCATACCAATCCGAAGAAAGGAACCGACATGGCAGAAGAGACCACCAACATCTACGAGTACGGCGTCAAGGCCATCGCAATCGCCTTCGCCACCGACTCGACCACCACCACGTGGGCCGCGTCCCACGCCTACGCGCTCAACGACACCGTCACCGCATCGGGCAACGTCTACAAGGTGACCACCGCAGGGACCTCTGGCAGCACCGCGCCAACATGGACCGCGTCCGGCACCGTCACCGACGGCACCGTCACCTGGACCTACGTCTTGGCAGCGAGCGGATACGAGTCGCCCATCCAGCTCTGCGGAGCGACCGAGCTCAAGATCGCGCTCTCCACCGACCAGGACACCCTCTACGCGGATGACGGCGTTTGGGACGTCATCAACTCCGTGGACTCCGCCACCCTCACCTTTAAGTATTACCAAACTCTCCCCAAGGCCGTCTCCCGCCGCATGCTCGGCCACAAGGTGGACGCAAACGGCATCGGCTACATGACCGACACGCCCACGCCCGAGGAGTTCGCGCTCGGTGCCATCTTCGAGGGCAAGGCGCAGGACTACCTCCGCTGGTTCTACCGCGACAAGGCCATCGACCCCGACGAGGACCGCACGACCAAGGGCAAGAAGATCGAGGCCTTCGAGCACGAGCTCTCCATGACCGCTACGCCCAAGGTCATCGGCACCGAGAGAATCCTCTGCTCCGACCCCATCGGCAGCATTGACGACAAGGCCGTCTTCGACACCTTCATGACGTCCGTCTACGTCGCATCTGCGGCCACCTCGAAGCTTGGGGCGTAGGCCATGCGGCTCGTCAGGATAAGCTCTCACGAGATACCAATCAAGGCGAATCAAGCGGCGAAGCTCCGCTATAGGCAGGAGTTCGGCACGTCACTCACGGGTGACGTTGTCGAGCTTCTCGCTCCTCTCATGCAAGACAAGGCCTTTCTGAGGCGCATGACGGACGGCGGAATCTCGACGGCTGATATCGTCAAACTTGTGCTTTCCCCCGGGAATGATGTGCAAGACGTAATGACGCGGGTCCTATGGGCCTGTGCATGGGCGGCGGACCGCAGTATCCCTGATTTTGATCAATGGACCGATGCTATCCAGGACAAGGATGAGGCGGCTTTCTCGCTTTTTTCTGATGGTGACCTATCCCGGTGGGTGGTCGACGTAGAACTTGCTGTAGGCAGGGCTTTTTTAGGGATCGACCCGACCGCGAGCGTATCGAGTCAGGTGAAGAGCCGCCAAAAGAAATAGCGCGCGACCTCGACCTGACTATGCTTTGGCACGCCCGCAGGATCGGGCTCACAGACGACGACCTCGACTATCTCAGTGATTCGCAGCTAAGTGACTTGCTCGAGATAGACAACTGGTTTCACAGCCCTACCGGCAGCACAAAATCAAAGCCTCACCAAGTAGTCCACCACATGACGCCCGCAGAAGTGGACGCCCAATTTTCACGTGTCTGAAAAATGAATAGAGGCGAGCATGGCTGAGTCCTATAAGGGTCTTACAATTAAATTTGGGGCCGACTACACGAGCCTGTCAAGCGCCCTCAGCTCCATAGGCAAACAGGCATCGACAGCTCAGAGCAAGCTCAAGAGCGTGCAATCTGCCCTCAAGATGGACCCTGGTAACACTACCTTGCTCGCCAAGCAGCAAGAGGCCCTCGCTAGCAAGGTGTCGGCTACCAAGGATAAGCTCGACGCATACAGCCAGGGGCTACAGAGCCTAAAAGATAAGCAGTCCACAGGCGCTACGCTCACAGAAAAAGAGCAGCGCCAATACGAGCAGCTCTCCACGTCGATCTCCACCACCGGAGCAAGACTTAAGACATACACTACAGAGCTCAAGGCAGCCCGTGTGGAGTATGCCGCACAGGAAAGTGCTCTTGGCCAAGTAGGCTCCAAGCTTACCGATCTCGGTGAGAAGTACGGATCGACAGGGGAGACGGTAAGCAAAGTCGGAACAACCGTACTCGGCGCCACAACAGCTGTTGCGGGCGCCTCGCTTGCCGCTTTCGATGCCGTAGACTCTGCTACCGATGAGGCCATCCGTAAGACAGGGGCCACAGGAGACGCTGCCGACGCTCTCTCTGAGTCTGTCAAAAACGTGGGCGCAAGTGCATCTGCTGCGAAGGCTGATTGGACGGAGATCGGTGACACCGTAGGCAGCGTCCAGGTAAAGTTTGGCCTTACGGGAGATGCCCTCGAGCAGCTCTCAGAACAGTTTTTGGAGTTCGGCGAGAACACCGGCACGACTGCATCGGATGATATCGAGACCGTCTCTCAGGCAATGGACATTTTTAATGTCTCGGCGGATCAGACCAATAATGTCCTAGGGCTTTTCCAAGCGACCTCACAAGCAACAGGCGCGTCTGTCTCCGACCTCATGAGCCAGGTGCAGGAAAACGGCGCGACTTTCCAGTCGATGGGGCTCACCCTCGACCAGTCTGTGACGCTGCTCGGGAGTTTTGAGCAGTCAGGCTACGACTCAAGCCAGATGCTCGCAGCGCTTAAGAAGGCCGCTGCGACATACAACTCAGAGGGCAAAGACATGCAGACCGGCCTCGCCGATCTCGTGTCACGCCTACAGGACAGCTCTACCCAGGCAGAAGCCACAGCCGAAGCATATGACCTGTTCGGAACTCGTGCTGGCACAACCTTTGTCAAGGCTGCTGAGTCGGGGAAGGTCAACCTCACAGACCTTAGCGGCTCGCTTGACAGCTATGCCTCTACCGTCTCCGACACCTTCGACGCGACTAAAGATGGCGTAGACAAGGCGCAGCAGGCCTTTAAGTCTCTGCAAGAGGCAGGCTCAGAGCTCGGCGGCGCCCTCTCTGACATGATGGGACCGACACTTGAGTCTGCAGCAGAAGGTATCAAATCTTTTGCTGATTCTATTGACTCGATGAGCGATAGCGAGAAGCAAGGCGCGGCCAACGCGCTAGTCCTCGTGGCTGGGGTGTCCGGGGTTGTCACTATAGCCGGCAAGGTTGTATCTGGCCTCAAGTCCATGGGGACATCGCTCACTAACGCCGCGCAGTTTTTTGCCAAGCTCGGCGGGGCGGCAGAAGATGCGTCGACAAGCGAGCTCGCTGCAGCCACGGCGACAGGGGTGCTCAGAGCGGCTCTCGCGACGGTCGGCATCACCGTAGCAGTGATGGCCATATCTGAACTGGTGTCGGAATTTCAAAAAGCCAAGCAATATGCGTCAGACCTGTCAGAGGCAACGACAGGCCTCAAGTCGGCCACGTCAAATGCCACGCAGGAGATCGAACATGGGAAAACATCGATACAGGATCTTAGCCAAGAGACAGAGGCATCAACCGAGAGCGTATCAGATGCGATATCAGCCCAGGCGCAACTCGCCGAGTCCATCGAGAGCACCAACAGCGAGGCTGCTGCTAATGTCTCACAGCTGCAATCAGCAAAAGACGTAATCGACGAATATGCTAATAAGACAGATCTATCCACGCAGGCTCAAGGTGAGCTGCAGGCGGCGATCCAGATCGTCAATAACCAATGCGGCACACAGTACAGCGTCGTCGATGCGGCAAATGGTGTCATTGAAGACCAGACCGGGGCCGTACAGGATGACACAACGGCAATAGACCAGCTCGTCGCAAAGCAACAAGAGCAGATCAGGGTGCAAGCGCTCACCTCGGAACTATCTAATTCATATAGTCAACAAGAAACTGACATAAAAGCAGTCGTGAGCGCTCAGCAGACGTACAACGACGCTGTAGAGAAATACAATGAGCTATCTGCTGAGCATTATGCTAATCCTAATGACTACACGACAACCGCTAAATGGCACGATGCGAAAGACGCAGTAGATGCAGCCTCGTCGTCTTTAAACGACGCAAAGTCAGCAGCAGACGCGAACTCAAGTTCTATCGGCAACCTCAACACTGAACTTGGAAATGTATCCGCAACAGCGGATGGAACGGCATCAGACCTGCAGGAATTTGCCTCATCGACACTCGGTGAATATATGACTCAAGGCGTCGAGACGGCTGGTGGGAATCTTGATGACTTTATGTCAGACCTCGCGAAGACCGGTGTATCGACCGAGCAACTCAAGACGCTCAGCTCAGACCAACTTGCGCAGCTTGGGCTCAGCTACGACGGGACTACAGGCAGCATCATCACCGCGCTCGGAGGTATGATTGATGGTTTCGACACAACGGCTGCTCAGGCAAATGTCGACGTCTCAAACATGTCGGCATCGATCCAGGGGCTTTCTGATGACGGCAAGATAGATCTCAGCTCGCTGGGGATGTCGGCGGGCGACCTCTCGCAATCGCTATCTGACGCAGGTGTCATGGCTCAAGCCCAGACTGCTATCGCCAACGGGGCTTTTGCCGGGATGCTCAGCCAGTCTGGCGGAGATATCAATAGCCTTATCAGTATCCTACGGGGATATAACTCGACGCCAATTGTAGACAAAGACGGCAATGTGACGGTCAACGAAACCTCGCTCACGGACGCGCAAGGAAATGTCTACACGTGGAATGGTACGACGCTTGTCGACAAGGACGGCAACGCCGTCGTGGATGATTTCAGCCTTACCGATGCGCAGGGCAACCTTGTAACGTGGAATGGGTCTTCGCTCTCATCTCAGAGCTCATCTGCGACTGTGGATGACGGTAGTCTTGCCACCGCACAGGGGAGGCTGGATAACTGGGACGCATCATACCTGTCATATAAGAGCAGTTCCGCTGATGTAGATTCGTCAAGCCTGCAAAGCGCCATCAACAAGCGGAACGACTGGAACAGCGGTAGCCTTTTTGACAAGGCGGCTAGTGCTGTTATCAACTTTTTTACAGGTGGGACTTCTGGCAACGCTGCCGGCGGTATCGTTCTTAACGCTTCTGGAGGTATAAGGCCCCACGCAGACGGCGGCATACGCTACCACGCAAGTGGCGGCTCCATCGTCACCAAGGCGACCCCGCTCGATATCGTTGGCGAGGCGGGCGCTGAGGCTATCGTGCCGCTGACCAATCGAAAGTACGTGACACCTTTTGCCAGCACTGTAGCAGAAGAAATGCTGGATACGCTCAAGTCGTATACCGCCTCGCAGCCATCCGGAGACACCTACCAGCTCTACATCAATGGCAACACTATCAACGACGTCGCGAAGATCGACGAGCGCACTCGTGCGTGTGTTCAAACCTTAATCCGTCTTGCGTCAATGTAAGGAGGCGCTTGCATGGCAACTCTCGCGGATGGCACGTATGTTATCCGTCTCGCTGCGGACACGTCTAAGGCAATGGATGTCGTAGGCGCCTCTGACTATTCGGGGGCTGACGTCCAGGTCTTTACAATCAACTACAGCTCGGCGCAGATCGTGCACGTGATAACGCGCTCCGACGGCTCGCGCCAGATACTCTTCTCACTCACAGGCAAGTGCCTAGACATCGATGCGGCAAACATCGCTGACGGCTCGAACGTCCAACAATGGGACGACAATGACTCGGCAGCCCAGAGGTGGGCGATCATCGACTCTGGCAGCACCGTCACGATAGATTCCAAGGCCTACACAGCCTGGTCGATAGCCCACTTCAGAAACCAGTCCTACGTCTGCGATTGTGCCTGCGGCGGCACCAGCGTCGGGACGAACATACAGCTCTGGTCTGCCAACTCCACAGCCGCACAGCGTTTTGTGTTCTGGCCGGTAGATGTGTTGCCTGAAGGCTACTATGAGCTGAGGTCGGCCCTCGACACGGATGTGTGCGTCGATGTCTCTTGCGCCTCGAAGGCAGATGGCGCGAACGTCCAAATGTATTCCTGGGACGACACCAATGCCCAGAAGTTCTATATGGGCTTTGGTCGCGAGGACGGATGCACGGGCATCATGGCCCTCCATTCGAGGAAATACCTTGACGTTTCAGGTGGTGGCACGATCAACGGCACTAACGTCCAACAATTCACGGGCAACAACACGAATGCTCAACAATGGCTACCAGAAATCAATGGCTACACGAAAATAAACGGCGTTACAGTTCCACTGCTGAAGGTAACCTGTCAGGTGGGCATGGGAAACTGCCTTGACGCTGCGTGTGGCTCCACGGCCCTCCAGACAAGGGTGCAGGTATGGGAATCAAACGGCACCAAAGCCCAGAGATGGGCGGCGCTACCCACCGAGGCGTACGGATCTTCCATGCCTGTGCCGTCGAGCTATATGATGCGCTTTCCCGACGGGAGGGACCAGACGAGCCCATGGGGTAACTGCCCGCTGACAAATGGAGTAACAGACGGGGTACAGAATAGCGACGGGACGTGGACGACCAAGTTCTACCCGTCGTTTTCCTGCGCCACCAACCTTTTGCAGGTGCGCTACCGGCTCATCAGCTACAAGGCTGGCAATCATAGCAGCTACACGACAAGCGCCTGGATGAGCCTGCGCGACAGCTCCACATCAAACCAGGGGTGGGGAGACGTCGGCAGCTGCATCACTATGACAAGGAGTGGCAGCCGTGTCGTGTCCCCCTATGGCATAGACGTGACGGTAGGGTCTGGCTCTGGGCAGTGCGACCAGGTTGTCGTTGAGGTGCAGGCCAGAAGTTATGCAACATCCTATGGAGATGAAGCGATAGCTGCCCACGGCCCAACCTACGGCGGCAAGTGCACGTGTGTGTGGTCGGCCCGGCCAACGTTTTCTGCGGCGGCGATGTCCTATGACGGGATCTGGATGCCCTACACCTCGACGCTGTCCGCAAGCACAAGCGCAGCGACCCTTTCTGTGTCTGCCAAGGACGCAGACGGCAACGTTGTGTTCAACTCCTGCACCAACACCAACATGTCTGCGGCAGACACCTTCAAGGTGCCAACGTCTGCGCTTGCGAAGCTGCCAGAGGATGGCTCTACGCTTACCCTCAGCTACACCATGACGACACAGTACGGCGTGGCTCGCAGCGGCAGCGCCCAGGTGACGATATCTTCTGACACCGACCACGGTATAGCCGTTGCTCCGACCTTCGTGTATGACTCGTATCTGCGCGGATATCGCTGCACGTTTAAGGCGGGCACGACCAACGCGTGCTATGTCTACGTCACCTCAGGCCACAAGCAGGCCTACGAGGCATGCGAGCAGATCAGCGAGGATAGCTCAGCAGGGACGGTCACCTTCCTGGTCCTGCCGCAGTTTGGCAAGGCTACGACGGTGCTAACGAGCGCCTACATATCAAACACCAAGTGGGGCTTTAACTCGGACACCTTAGACGCGATTAGCTCGGAAGATGCGGTGTGGAATTGGTCCATCGGCTCTAATATCGTGTCAGCAGCGCTTCGGGTATCGATCGACAGCAGCCCGTCCCACACCTACGACTTGACCCCTGACTACTCTGTCCATGTCACGACGGGGCGTGAGCATGAGGTCGTGACCTTCGGCGAGTCCATGACGGGCGAGTTTAGCTCTACAGGTGTGATCGTGCCTGACTTGCTGTCTGACATACCCGGCCAGATAGAGACCAACTTCGACGCGCTGGCATACACAGGTCCGAGGGGCGAGGACGTGATATTCCGTGATGCCTTCGGTCGCTGGGCCCGCGTGGCCATAATCGGGGTATCGCAGCCCCATCAGCTCTCAATCTATAGCGCCCTCACGGTCAAGATGCGGGAGGTGACGCCTTAATGAGCTACGACTGGTCAGACACCACCCGCAGAGACCGCCTGAGGTTTTACGACGTCGACCCGCACTCGCTAGAGGTGAGACAGGAGCTCACGGGAGTTGAGCTCTTGGGCTCCACGATCACCTGGAGCTACTACACCGACACCAGGGTGTCTGGTTCTATCAAGGTGCTTAACTCAAACCATATCGACCACTCGCTCATTAGAGTGGTCCACACGGTCCCCGACTGGGGCTACTCCGACACTTTGGCTACCCTGCTTGTGACAGGCGATGATGCGGAGCGCGACGCCGGGTCATGGCTTACGGCCTACACCTGCCACTCGACGCTCACGATGCTTGAGAAGGATCTGCTGCCCTATGCCTACGTGATAGGGGCGGGCGCCAAGGCAAAGGCAGTCATATCTAAGCTGCTGGAGGATGCCGGCCGCAAGTACAGCTTCACGGGGGCATCCAGAGACTATCGCTATACACAGGCCAAGAGCTACGAGATAGGGGACTCGCGCCTGTCCGACCTCTTCGACGTGTGCTCGACGGCAAATGACAGATTGGATGTTGACGGCAGTGGGGTGGTTGTCATTGACGCCTATATTGCCCCTACCAACACCACGCCGTCGTGGGTACTCGATTTGGCCGACAGCCGCACGAACACGCTCGAGGACATCTCGAGATCGTCTTCTCGGCTCTCGGTGCCAACCCGCGAGATTGTCCATTACAAGGGCACAGACGGCAACAACAACGACGTCGAGGTCGTAGGCTATGCCGACTCAACCACAGGCGAGACGGCCTCCAAGCGCGGCTATGTCTTGGCAGAGATGCAAGAGATCAACGACCTCTCGCCAGCCACACAGGTGGCGGCCACCGCTGCGGCACAAGGCTACCTAGCAGACAACACCGATGAGGACCGCGAGTGGCAGGTCAAGTTGCTCTACATGCCCATGAAGTGCGGCCAAACGGTCTACATTACCTTCCCCGACGGGGACGATGCGGGCAGGCACCACTGCCTCGTGAAGACGGTAGAGCTTGATCTGTCGGATATGACCATGACTGTCACGCTCAAGGAGGTGTGAGCCCTTTGATTGACGACATGAAGCTGGCGCAGCAGCTGAAGGAGCTTATCTCCAGCAAGGCGTCTAGCTCATCTACGTCATCTGTCCAAAACGTATCTATGTCCACAGGGATCGCCACGACCAACAGCGCCGACAGCGAAGACGGCAAGACCGTCTTTGTCGAGCGCGATGCGGTGGTCATCTCCGAAGACGACGCGCAGGCAGTCGAGATGCCGACCACCGCCGAGGTTAAGGCCGGCGATATCGTCCAGATCACAACCGTAGGGGCTGCCAACTCCACACGCACCTCCACCGTGACAGGCGTCATAGGAAGAGGCCAGGAGCAGGCAAACGAGGTAACAGAGGCGGTGGACACGGCAAACACTGCTGTCACAACCGCCAAAGACGCCGCCACGATCACCATCACCTCCACACACGGGCTGGTCTTTAAGGACTCTGCGATCTCAACCACGCTTATGGTCGTCGTCTTTCGTCCGGGAGGGGGACGCATCGAGGACCAGGCGGCACTCACAGCTGCTTTCGGAAGCTCCGCTCACATCGAGTGGCGGTGGAGGCGAGACGATGCCGACGAGTGGTCCACGATCCTCTCGAGTGATAGCAGGCTCTCAGATGATGGCTTTTCATTCACCGTATCGCCTGAAGACGTGAACGACCGCACCAGCTTTGAAGCTTCGATCATGGTCGACTAATCAAAGACAAGGAGCATTACATGGGCACAAAGGCAGTAGGGCAAGTAGATGTCGTAGACGTTACCGACGCATATTCGGTCATCCTCACAAGTGAGGCACATACCTTCCCTGGGACGACCAGCGCGGCCAAGGCTGGCAGCACCACGACCCAGGTGATCGCCATGCAAGGGGGCACGCAGGTTGCGGCCTCCGTCACGCTCTCGGAGGTAACTGCACCAAGCGGGGTGACCGTGACCAAAGATACCGACGCGACAGCCCCCACGCTCACGATTGCGGTCGACACGTCGGTCACATCTGCTGGCACCGTGACGATACCGGTGCACATCAGCTCAGACATCACGATAGACAAGACCTTCAGCTTCGCTATCGCCTTCACCGGCGGCACCGGGAAAGGCATATCTTCAACGACGGTTGAGTATCAGGCGGCCTCTTCCGGCACAACCGTTCCGACAGGGACCTGGTCTACGTCCATTCCCTCAGTAGCCGAAAACCAGTACCTATGGACGCGCACGACCATCGCGTATACCTCCGGCGACCCCTCAGTCTCGTACTCGGTGGGCAAGATGGGAGCCAAAGGTGCCACAGGCGACGCTGGCAGGGGGATATCCTCCACGACAGTCACCTATCAGGCCTCAAGCTCGGGCACGACAGTGCCGACAGGGACCTGGAGCAGCTCAGTCCCTACGGTAAGCAAGGGTCAATGGCTGTGGACCAAGACGGTAACAACTTACACATCGGGCGATCCCACGACCTCATACTCCGTCGGCTATGCCGGTACGAACGGCACAGACGGGGCCGATGCCCTCACACTGGTAGTCACATCGAGTAACGGCACGATCTTCAAGAACAGCTCGATCGCCACTACCTTGACCGCTCACGTCTACAAGGGCGGCGTCGAGGTAACAGGCAGCGCGCTTACGGCACTTGGAACCATCAAGTGGTACAAGGATGGCTCCACCACCGCCGCGGCCACAGGCTCCACCCTCACGATCGACGCAGGAGATGTGACCGGCAAGGCAACCTATGTCGCACAACTGGAGGGATAGCCTATGGCTGTAAAGGCCTCATACTCCATCACCATCGCGTCGATCGATGATGTCACGTCCACGGCTCGCTACTACCTGCTGCAGTCCTCCACGCTCGCGGCACCGTCTAAGCCCACGGCCAGCCCACCCGGCGGATCATGGCAGACGACTGAGCCGACCTACACCGAGGGCAGCACCAACAGCCTCTACTTCACGGATGAGACAATCTTCAGCGACGGCACATGGGCATACTCAGACGTGAGCTTGTCGACGAGCTATGAAGCGGCAAAGGCCGCCTACAACAAGGCTGTGGCCGCCCAGGCGCTTGCCACGGCAATAAACAACTATTTCAACACAGACAGCTCCGGAGCCCATATCGGAACCGTTGAGGGAAACCCCAACAGTGGGCTCAATTTGCTGCTCGCGGCTACTAAGATCGCGCTGAGGTCGGCGACGACAGAGCTCGCCACCTTTGCCGCCACTGCAGTGGAGCTTGGCAAAAACAGCCCCACGGCGATCATTAAATTCTGCGCAGGCAACGGCTTAATCGGCTATGATACGACCTCAAAGCAGCTGTATCTATGTGGGACTGATGGAGCCTATCTCGCCCGAAAGACTGACATCGATAACGGCAACGACAGCGGCATCGGGCTTGTAGATGACAATGGATCTGCAAAGGCAGTCATGGTGGCCGCGAAGTACGAGGTGGCCGGCGTCAGACTCACGGCCGCTCAGATGGCGACTGCGCTAGCACCCAAAGTTCTTTTCAGCGGGGATACAAACGGGAATATCACCCTCTCGGAGACAGCGGCGAATTTCTCAAAGTTGAAAATATTTTTTAAAACGAATCAATACGACGCTAAATCGTCAATCGAGGTCCCCTCTCCAAATGGCAGCAACGTCTCGATGTTCTGCTGCACGACAGCATCCGGCGGAATGGTTATCGCTGGCCGCGTAGCTAACATAAGCGGCAAATCCATAACATCGGGATCTGGCAGCTATGGCGTACGAATTTTATGGGACAGTGGAGTAATTAACAGTTATAGCGATAACAATATCTATATTCTCCGCGTCGAGGGCATCCGCTAGCCTCTAGCACTTTCAACTCAACCTTTTGTAGGGCCCATATCGTGGGCCTTTTTTATGCCAAAAACACGCGTTACCGACCGCACATGATCGTCCTAGGCGATGGGGGAGGTGATTATGGACTTTGACCAAGTAATCGCGATCCTTGGCATCACTGCCACGATTGTGACAGTCTGGGTCTCTTTTTTGCAGCGCCGTGACGCGCACACGGGAGAGTCGCAGGCGCTTAAAGATCAGCTCGGCGACATCAGCGCAGATGTCAAAGAGATCAAGGATGACCTAAAAGGCCTCAAGTTGTCGCAGGACCGCCACTCTCAGCAGCTCGCCGCGCTGTCCACACGCGTCGATGGCATCGACGGGAGGCTAGGGAAACGCTGATTAATCCAACATCCTGCCCCAAGGCTTCCCGAGCGTCGTTTCTTGAATCTGCGGTAGATCGCATGCGGAGCAAAGGGCAGTGCCTGCGGCTTTTTCGCTCCCTCCAATGGAC